TGATCACATTAAACCCTTTGCATTTTATCCAGAATTACGATTTGCAATAGATAATGGCCGTACGCTTTGTGAAGATTGTCATAGAAAAACAAATACTTATGGTGAAAAAGCTAAAAAATATAAAAACTACAACTATTTGGTTTTGGTTGAAAAAACATAAAATTAATAGAAGGGGGTTTACTGGTCATAAAAATCAAATTGAAGCAGCACATAAAAGAAAAGGTAAATTTAGTGCTTGGAATAAAGGGACAAAAGGAAAAATGCCGATTCCTTGGAATAAGGGAAAAGGAAATGGTTTTTATATTGATAAATCTGGTTATAAATGGGTAAGAAATAATGAATATAAAATGTTTAATAAATGTGGATTTGTTGCTGAACATAGATTGATTATGTCAAGAATTCTTAAAAGAACATTAAAAAGAAATGAATTAGTTCATCATAAGAATAAGAATAGACAAGATAATAGACCTAAAAATCTTATTCTTATAAAAATTGGTGAACCCAATGCTCACAAAGTTTGTTGCCCTAATTGTAATTTTAATTGGTTAATTAAATAGGAAGTGCTGTTCCATTTTTGAATCTTAATCAGTAAAATAATAATTGGTCACATTAATAAAATTCTTTTCTGCTTCTTTTAAAAGAACAAAGTCACAAATTGATTATGGTATCCATAGTCGGCGGAAAGGGATTAAAAAAATAAACCTATGATCAGCAATGTAAAAAAAGGAAATTATTATAAAGCAAAAACAAAGAAGTATTTTATTAAACTTGGTTATCAAACCGAATACATTGAAAAATTACAAGGAATTAAAACTCCCCACGGAATACTTTATATCAAAAAAGATTTATTTTTTTCAGATGGCCTTTCAATCAGCAAAGATGGAAAGATAATTTTTTGGCAAAGTAAACTTGGCCGGAAGAATATTGCTGATGCTGTGCATAAGTATAAAGGATTTTGCGTATGCGCTAAAAAGGTTGTTGTAATATGGGAAAAAAGGGCAAGAGATCCCGAGTTAATATGGGTTGAATAATTGACAATAAAAATTAAAGGATTAAAATTAAGTATATGGAAAAGTTTAATGAAGAAATACATTATTTTTTAATAGCAAGAAAATTCGGAGAAATAATTTATAGAATGGAAACGATAGATGTTGACGATATAAAAGAATGTATAAAAACAATGAAGGAAGAAGTAGAATCATATAATAAATTAAAAATTCCTGTTGAGGAAAAAAAAATTAAAGATGTATCTACTGCCACAGAAATAGATAAAGCACAAGGTGAAATATAAAAATTAACTAATTAACTTAAATTAATTTATGGCAACATTGAAAACAGAATATAAAGCAATATCTCCATTTAAACATTGTAGAAAAGAAGATGTTATTATTGAGATATTAGAAGTAGAAGAATCAAAAAGAAAAACAAGTATTGCCGCGCTTGATTGGGCAATAGAAAGTTTTCAGAATATGATCAATAAGAATACAGAACAAATGAATGAAGTAAAAGCAGAGAGAGAAAAACTTTTAATAGCAGTTGAAAAAGTAAAGATACCGGAGAAAACAAAAGAAGAAATTGAGCAAGAACAAAAGGTTAAAGAAAATAAAGAATTTATAAACAGCAAATTAACTAAATAATATGAAAGTATTGAAGACAAATAAATTATTTTTAGCAATGCTTTATTCTGCTTTAAGAAATTTAAAAACAGATCAATTCAACAACGATAATGAAATGGTCCAATACAGGGATAAAATAAAACCAATATTTGAAAACTTATTGGTTGATTATTGTAAACTTTGGGAAGGAGTTAAAAATATCAATTCAAGAATAAATTTAAAAGAAGTGTCGGAAGCAGAAATTAAGAATTTTAATTTAGAACATACTTATAAATTCGCCAAATTAGACGAGCTTAGTAAAAAAGAAAATATTGAATTAGAATTGGAAGATTCTGATTTTAACTTATTATTTGATTTTTTCAGTAAGTTGGGTAAGACAATTTTTAAAGACCCCGATGAATATCTTGAATTTAAAGATTCTTTTAATGAAACAAATAGTCAACCAAAGACTAAAAAATAATTATGGATATAACTTTAATAAAACCTTATTCTAAAAATGCCAAGAAGCACGATAAAAGGCAGATTGATTTAGTGGCCAATAGTATTAAGCGTTTTGGTTTTGTCCAAGCGATAGTTATTGATCGTAATAATGAAATAGTAATTGGCCATTGTAGATTTTTGGCGGCAAAACAATTAGGATTAAAAGATGTGCCGGTAATCAGTGTAGAAAATTTGACTGATGATCAAGTAAAAGCACTCCGGCTTGCTGACAATAAATTGAATGAATCTGCGTGGGATATGGGACTGGTGGTTGAGGACTTAAAAGGATTAGATACGGAGTTATTAGATTTAACAGGGTTTTCAAGAGATTTGATAATTGAGGGCAACGAGCAAGACGATATAATACCCGATAACGCCCCTGTGGTCGCTAAATTGGGCGATGTGTGGGTTTTAGGCAGGCATAGAGTGATGTGCGGTGATTCTACTAAAAAAGAGGATGTAGCGAGGCTAATGGGCGATAAGAAGGCGGATATGGTGTTTACTGACCCACCGTATGGAGTAGATTATGAAGGAAAAACTAAGGATAAATTAAAAATACAGAACGATATTACAACAGATGTGTTTGCAAAAGTTTTACCAAACTATATTGATTTTACAAAAGAGGGCGCAAGTTTTTATGTCTGTTGCCCGCCGGGCAACAATTTCAAAGATTTCTTTTTACCATTTGAAGAAGTTTGTCATTTATCGGCAACAATAATATGGGCAAAGAATAGTTTAGTAATGGGACACAGAGATTACCATTATCAGCACGAGCCTATTTTATATGGGTGGAATAAAAACGGAACACATAATTTTTATGGGGATAGAACTAACACGACAATTTGGCAAATAGATAGACCAACTGCAAGTAAATTACACCCAACAATGAAGCCGATTGCATTGATTGAAAAGGCAGTAATGAATAGTAGCAAAAGCGAAGATATTATTCTTGATTTATTTCTCGGCTCAGGTTCAACCCTAATCGCTTGTGAAAAAACTGGAAGAATCTGTTATGGTATGGAACTTGACCCTAAATATGTGGATGTGATTGTTCAACGATATTGCGATTATACTAATAATTATAAGATATTAAAAAATGGTAAAGAATTTATATGGGGGAAGAAATAAAAACAGAAGAAAAAGCACCGGAGATTATTGAAGAAAAACCATTAAATGATGGTAAAAATATAGGAGTAGAAAGAAACGAGAAGGGACAATTATTACCCGGTAGTATTCTTAATCCGGCAGGGAAACCAAAAGGATTAAGAAGTTTTACCACAAAGGTTAGAGATGCCCTTGAGAAGATAGCAGAAGGGAAGGATTATACTTATGAAGAAGCTTTTATTAAAGCGATATTGAAGAAAGGAATTATAGATCAAGACCCTCAAATTATAAGATTGATTTGGAATTATCTTGATGGACTACCAAGAATGCCGATTGATTTTAATGACGAAACACCAAGGACAGAAAATAGATTATTAGATTTATTAAAAGATTCAGATGGACCAACAAAACAACAATTTGGAGATTTGCTCAAAAAACTTATCCCTGACAACAGAACAGGTGAAGAAGTCAATGGAGATATTAAATAGTTTAAGCGAGAAAGAGATCAGGGAATATTTATACAAGCAAGATTTATGTTATTTAATAGATCAGGAAATTTACGCTCATTATAATCCGGCGAAGAAAGGAAATTGGAGATTAGGAAAACTGCATCAAGAATGGAATGAACTTTTAAAGAATCAAGGCATAGTGATAGAAGCGCCGCGCGATCATCTAAAATCTTTCTTTTTCTGTGAAGCATATCCATTAGAGAAATGCGAACAAGATGATGATATGACTGTTTTAATCATAGGAAGCAGCACAGGGTTGGCCAATAAGCGATTAGACCATATCAAGAAGTTTGCCTCACTCCCGCGCTGGAAACATTTACTTAAAAATGCCGATATTGACAGCAGAAAGCAAGTAAGATTTAGCAATGGCGCAGAAATAGAAACAACAGGATTCGGCGGTAAGGTAAGAAGCGGACATTATAAATTGATTATTCTTGATGATCCTATTGACAGTCAAGTAATTTATTCGGAAGATTGGAATAAAAAAACAAGAGAGAGATTGGCTACAGAAATTTTACCGATGGCCGAACCTGATACCCAAATAATCATAGATGGGACAATTCAAAAAGACGGTGATTTATATTCAGTAGATTGGGGAAGTTTGAAAAAAGATATTGTATGGGTAAAGAGAGTTTATGATGCCATAGTCAGCGAAGAAAAACATTTGACATTATATCCGGAGAAATGGACTTGGGAAAAGTTAATGGCCAAGATGCAAGAGATAGTAGTTTTAACCGGAGATGATAAATTCTTTTTGAAGGAATACCGGAATATGAAAGTTGATTTGATTGGCGAGATTGTAAAGAGTGAAGAAATAATGGGATATGATATTTTACCGGAAGGACAATATAAAGCTTTATGGGGTTGGGATTTGGCAGTTGGAAAGAAACCGGACAAGGGAGATTATACCGCCGGAATACATTTGAAACTTAATAAAAGCAATGGAAACATTTTTATAGATAAGATTGTCAGAAAGAGAATTGATTTTGATGGAAGGTTAAAAGAAATAGTGGCCGGGTATCAATTATTCCCTGAAACAATCAGAGTGGCCGTTGAAGAAGTCGCCTTTCAATATGACAGTGTCCAGACCTTAAAGAAAAAAACAAATATGCCTATAATGGGAGTTAAGACAACCAAGAATAAGATTGAGAAGTTTAATGAAATGTTAAAACCATTATTCGGCAATAGGAAAGTATTTATTAAAAATGGAATTGAGAACAGACAAGAATTTATAAGTGAGTTAACTTCATTGCCGCGCGGAAAACACGACGATTGCGCTGACTCCCTTTGTTTGGCGCTTCACGGCATTGAAAAAGTAGCTGAACCAAATATGCGATAAATTATGTTTAGATATTCAACAGAAAAAACAATTACAATAAATAAAAAGGTTTATAACCCCGGAGATATTATTATCAGCAAAACAATCTTGGAAGATACAGATTTAATAAACCTTGATGAAGAACAAAAAATTATAAGAATGGACAGAGACCCCGTAAAGGGAATGGTTGATATAATATTCGTCAGATATAATTTAAAAGAGATTGAAGATAAAGCGATTGAATGCATAAAACAAAATACCGACTACCCGAATTATCAGATAATTGATTTTGATAATTTTAAAACAAAACAAGGATTAAGCAAACTATGGAATAAGTTAATAGAAAAATCAAAGGCGGATTATATTTGCCTTTTAAACACAGATGCTTTCGTAACCACTGGTTGGTTAACTGAAATGATGAAAGCTTTCAATGATCCTATGGTTGCCGCAGTCGGACCAAGCGGAGATAATGTCGGAGGTATCCAAAGAAGGGTTGGAACAAAACAAGAGAGTATGCAATATCTGGATAAATTTGTTGAGTTAAGACAATTATCCGGATTTTGTTTTTTAATCAAGAAATCATTATTTAAAAAGGTTGGAGAGTTCCCGGAGAGTGTCCCATTTTATGGCGGCGAAAGTTCTTGGTGCATTATGGCCCGGCGCAAAGGTTATAAACTGATGTGGGCGCAAGGATCATTCGTTCAACATCTATGCGGACAAAGCGTAAAGAAAGCCGGTAAGTGGGAATCTATGCGCAATGAAGGAATAAAACTTTATGCCCAATGGATTCAAAAAACATCTCCGGTATTATTTACAACATATAACCGATTGGAATATACTAAAAAATCTTTAAAAGCATTATTGGAATCAGGTTGCGAAAATATAATAGTGATTGATAATTATTCAACAGATGGGACAAGAGAATGGTTACAGAAATTAAATGACAAAAGATTGACATTAATTTTTAATGATAAGAACGAAGGAGTGGCCGGGGCAATGAATAAGTTTTTTAAAATTACAGAAGTGGAAGAATTTGTCGGTAAGGTTGATAATGATACAATCGTCCCGAAAGATTGGTTCGCTGATTTAACAGCGATTAACCTTTTATATTCCATAGATATAATTCAGGCCAAGCATAAAATACTTAACAGCAATTTTAAAACTTTTGATGAATGGGCAAAGAAAATGAAAAGTGTCAAAACTATTTTTGACGGGAATATTTATTATTCAAGTTATGTCGGAGGATCAGGAATATCTATTAGAAGAGAAGCCATAGACAAAGAGATAGAAAAATCAGAATGGGTATTGGGTGGTTGGACACAATACCAAGTCAAGAAAGATGAATTGAAAAAAGCATTTTACGACAAAGTATATGTGGATTTACTTGATATGAAAGCAGACAATGAAATTGATACCGGAAAATATAAAACTTATTATGAAGAAACAAGACGAGTAATCAAAGATGTTAAAGAGATAAAGAGTGAAGATTATAACTTTAAACATTTTACAAGCATAGAAACATTAGACGCGATAATTTCAAGGATTGATAAAAAATTCGCTTATTTAAGATATGGAGATGGGGAACTTTTATGTATGGACGGGTGGCCGGGAAGAAAAGATTATCAATTAAACAGCCCTGAACTTCAAAGAGAGTTAAGAGAATCTATCATAGATGATCCGGATTATTTAATTTCTTCAATGGCCGGTATTAAAAATGAACCGGGAATGAAACCCGGATTATTTGCGCGGTTTGAATATGATAATAAACTTCAAAAGATATTAGCCGACATTACAGACAAGAGAGAATTTTATTCTCCGATAGCATTGCATTATTTATTGGTTTTTTACCCGGATAAGTTTAAAAATTTAATAGATGAGTTAAAAAATAAGAAAGTCGGGTTTGTCGGTAATTCTGATATGAAGGGAATGGTTAAAATACTTGGCGCTAAAGAATTCATTTGCGTGCCAAAGATTCAAGCATATCAAAAAATAAATAAGTATTACCCGAAAATTTTAGAGATGGCGAAGAATGTAGATATAATTTGTTTATCAGCCGGAATAGCGGCAACAGTTATTCAGAAAAGATTATGGATACAATCAAAGGTATCAACGATAGATTTAGGAAGCGTGTCAGATGCCTTGCTTAAAAAAAATATCACAAATAAAGCGTGGATTAATATCGCCAAAGTTGAAATAGATTTTAAAGCTTTAAGATTTACAGGGGAAAGAGTTATCCCTATAAAAATGGAAGAGCCGAGATTAAAACTTATTTTAAATCAGCATTTGGCAAGATATGTATTCGCATTTGAACATTGTATTGGTAAGAAAGTTTTAGATGCCGCTTGCGGAACAGGATATGGATCACAATTTATCAAAGCATCTCTCGGGGTTGACAATTCAAAAGAAACCATAAAATATGCAAAAGATAATTACCCCGGTCCGAAGTTTGAAGTTTGCGATTTAAACAAAGAATTTCCAAAAGGAGAGTTTGATATCATAACAAGTTTTGAAACAATAGAACATTTGGATAATCCCGATTTCTTTTTAGAGAATGTAAAGAAGTCCTGTAAGAAATTAATATTTTCAATTCCACTCGGTGATGACTCACGGCCATTTCATAAAATAGCATATACTGATAAATCCGCGCGAGAATTTATGGAAAAATATTTTAATCACATTGAATGGTTTGAACAAGAAAAGACAGGAGAATATTGGATTAAAAGTAAAGCTAATAAGTGCGGATACTTAATTGGGATAGCAGAAAATTTATGATGATAAATAGTTTTGTCATAGTGGCAAGCCGTAAATACCCGATAGAATTTTGTTTAAAGGCGATTGATAATGCTGATATTCCGCGCGAAGATTTATATTTACTTTTATATTTGGATACCAAAGACAAATATCTGATTAATTATTGCAAAGTTTGGTTGGACAAACAAAAAGACAAATGGTTTTCAAAAGAGATGATCATAACGAATCAGTTGCCGGTGATTGCGAAAGAGTTGGAAGAATATCCGAATAAATGGCAAAGGATAATTGATAATATGGAACAGATCCGATTACATACAAGTTTCAGCGATATAGTTTTTATGGTTGAAGACGATACCATAATTCCAAAGACAGCTTTTACCAAATTATACGATAAAATTCAGAAAGACCCGAATATCGGGTGTATACAGGGGGTAGAAGCCCTGCGTGGTCAAAGTAATGGCCCTTGTGGCGCGTGGTTTATGCAAATGAGTGATAATGGCAGCCTTGAGTATAAAATCGGATTACAGGCCTTAAAAGACGGAATTCAGGAGATAGATGGGGGGGGATATTATTGCTGGGCATTCAGGCAAGAAGCAATGAAAAAAATTAAATTAAGATATGATTTGAATGGTTGGCTTGGTCCTGATTTATTAACTTGGTTTGATATTAAAAATGCCGGATATAAAACTTTAATTGATTGGTCTGTTTGGTGCGGCCATTTGGATTATGAAGGAAAAGATTTAATAATCAGAACTCCTCAATATAGCAGAAATTTTATGTATGATTTCAGGGGAGTTGATAATCGTTATCCTAAAATGGATTTTAACTATAAACTTTATGATTAAAATTTGTAAGAATTGTAATAATGAATTTGAAACAGAAAGGAATGGTAAAAAATACTGTTCCAATAATTGCATTAAGAGAAACTGGGACAAGAAACATAAAGATTACTACAAAAATTATTATCTGACCCATAAAGAAAAAGAACTTGGTTATTACAGGGAAAGAAAATCTAAATATAAAAAGCTTCATCATAACTATTATCAAGACAAAAGAGAAGTTATTTTATTGACAAAATAGATAAATAGGTGTAAAATAAAGGATATTATTAAAACTTAATAAAAAATCATTAAAACAGCGCTACTATTAAAACAAGTTGGCGTTTTTTAATTTTTAAATTAAATATGTTTTTAAATAAATTATTCAACAATTTTAAAAAGAAAGGTTGGTCAGGATTATTGATGATGCCGATGAACGGGACTAATGAATGGACTGAAACAAAACATTTACAATCTATCAATAAGTCGGTTTATGTTTTTTCCTGTGTAAGAAAAATAGCGGAGAAAATCGCAGGCATAGAATTTAAACTTTATAAAATAAAAAATAGCAAGGGAGAACTAATGGAAATTTTAGATCACCCATTGCTTGACCTTTTAGAAAATCCAAATCCATTTTTTGACCGGGATAAACTTATAATGTTAAAACAGATGAATCAGGAATTAACCGGAGATGCTTATTGGTATAAAATAATGGTTGGTAACCAAGTAAAAGAATTATGGCCATTAAGAAGCGATTGGGTTAAGATCGTCCCGGATTCAACAAATTATATTAAAAAGTATATTTACAGAATACCCGGCGGATTGAAGGATCAAGAATTTTTACCGGAAGAAATTATTCATTTTTGCTATCCATCTCCATTAACAGAATTTGAAAACAGAACCGGACTTTCTCCGATAACTCCGGCTCAAAATAGAATTGATACAGAAGAATTTGCCACCAAATATAACAGGGATTTCTTTTTGAATAATGGCCGCCCTGATGGAGTATTGCAAACAGATGGGACTTTAAGCGAAGATCAATATGAGAGAATGCGCGAAATGTGGAGTAAAAAATATAAAGGGGTTGGAAAAAATTCTCAACTGGCATTTTTAGAAGGCGGTTTGAAATATACGCAAATCGCTTTTAACCAAACAGATATGGATTACATTAATGGATTAAAAGCGACAAGAGATGATATTTTAACTGTGTTCGGAGTTCCTAAAACTATTGTGGCTGTTACTGATGATGTAAATTTGGCAAATGCTGAAAGTGGGGTTAGAGTATTTTTGAGCGAAACAATGAAACCTAAATTTAAATCTTTTGTGGCTACTTTAAATAAATATCTTGTCCCTTATTTTGGCAAAGATTTATGGTTGGATTGTGTTGATCCATCTCCAGAGAACAGGGATCAAATTTTAAAAGAATATCAAAATGGTTCAGATAATGGTTGGTTGACTCCGAATGAAATTAGAATATTAGAAGGATTACCGCCGATTGATGGCGGAGATGATCCATTAGCATTTCAAAGATTGGAAACTTTTGCCTTAGGGTTTAATCGGTTTAATAAAAAAACTTTATTATTGGGACAACCGGTAATAAGTAAAGATTATTTATCAGGCAAGGGAGATTTAAAAAGAGAACTTGAAATTAAAGAATTGGAAACTAAACTCCAAAAACAATATAAAGTTAAGATGGAAAAAGATTTAATAAAAACAAAAGAATTGGAAACTATCCGTAGGACAAACATTTGGAATAAATATAATGAAAAAGTTAAAGAACATAAAGTAATTACATTAAAAGAACTTAGAAGATTTTTTGAAGGTCAACAAAATAGAATTGACCGAGCAATAAATAAAGATTTTAGTGATAGGAAGAAAGGAAAGAATCTTGAAAGACATATTAAAGCAATAATGAATAATTTTGATTGGGATAATGAAAATCATATTTTAATGGCAATGTTGGAAAGCGCGGCCGGTATAGTTGCTTTAAAGACCGGACAAGAAGCTTTAAAAGATGTCGGCGCAAAAGTATCATTTGTCTTGACATCAGAAATTAAACATTGGATAGAACATAAATCAAAATTAGATGCTAATTTTATAAATGCCACTACTGAAAAGAAACTTTTAAATCAATTTAACGAAGCGATCCAAGCCGGAGAAAATATAACCCAGATAAAAGACAGAGTAAAAAATGTTTTTGATATTAGAAAGGAAGGTGAAGCGCGCAGGATCGCGCGGACTGAAACTCACGGGATAATGAACTATGCCACAAATCAGGCCTATAAAGAAACCGATGTGGTTGTGGGGAAAGAATGGATATCTGTTCCTGTCGGAAATTTTAGACCAGAACATTTTGCTATTGATGGACAAATAGTTAGAACGGATGAAAAATTTTTGGTTGATGGAGAATTACTTGATTTTCCGGGTGATCCAAGTGGAAGTGCTGAAAATACAATAAATTGCCGGTGCGGAATGGCACCAAAAGTAATAATAGATTAATAATTAATTTAAATAAATATGTTAAAAAAAAGTTTTACAATAGATATTATCAAGTCAAATGATGAAGAAAGGTCAATAGAATTTACTTTCTCAACAGGTGATATTGATAGGGGTGGGGAAAGGATAGATCAGGAAAGTTGGAATTTAAAAAATTTTAAAAAGAATCCTGTTGTTTTATTCTCCCACGACAGCAGAAATATAGCGGTTGGTAAGATTCCAAAAATCGGTTTAGATGAAAAGGGAAATTTATCAGGTAAAATTCTATTCGCTACCGAGGAAGGAGTTGGAACTTATGGAGATTTGATAAAGACACTTTATAATCTTTATAAAAATGGTTTTATGTCCGCTGTATCTGTTGGATTTACGGCCGGCGAAGTTGTGGAAGATAAGAAAGGAATTATATTGAAGAATAACGAACTCTTGGAAGTATCCTTGGTATCTATTCCGGCTAATCAAATGGCACTAGCAAAACAAAAAGGAATTGATTTAACCGCCATTGAAGAATTAGATGAAACAGAAGAAACGGAAGAAACAAAAGAGAAAGAAGAAGTTAAAAAAGAACCGGAAGAAAAAATTAAAAAATTCATTTTAAATATTGATAGAGAGAAAAAAGAAATGACTATTACTGATGAAGAAGGGAAAATTCACGAAGTTGAAGTTGTAAAAAATATTATTGATTTAATTTTTATTGAAAAGGTCGTGCCTGAAAGCTCTGATAAAGAGCAAAAAGAAAAATCATCTAAGACAAAAATTAGAGATATTAACAAAGCGATCCGAAAGCTCCTCATTGAGAAGCAAAAGGAACGCAGTAAATAACTTTAATTAACTAAACTTATATTAACTATGTTTAATTTAAAAGAACTTTTATTGAAAGAAGTTAAAGATATCACTACCGATGAAAAATCTTTTATGACTTCTCATTGCGATGAGATGACAGAAGAAGAAATTAAAAAATTCGGTATTGAAGAAAAAGATTTTGATGAGAATGCCTTGGGCAAACTTATCAATTTGAAAGTTGAGCAAGGGATCCAAGAAGCTATTTCTAAAATGGTTGATGCAAAGAGAGGTAAAATTCTCAATGAAAAAACCGAAGAAAATAGCAAATGGAGCAAAAATACCAAAGAGTGGTGTTTAGCCCTTGTCAATCAAGATACTGAAAAAATGAAAGCGATGACCACTTCAAGCTCTGATACTGCAAAAGCCGGTTATACTATCCCGACTGAATTGTATCAAGAAGTCATCAGATTGATTGCTGATGAGTATGGAGTTGCGAGAAAAGAAATGTTTTATTTACCTTTTACCGGCGCTGGAAATTCAAGGGACATTTCAACCTTGGCCAGTTCTGTCAGTTTAGCTTGGACCGATGAAGCGGTAAAGAAAACATCCACTCAACCTGTATTCGCGAAAGTAACTCAAACCTTGAAAAAACTTGCTTGTATTATTCCAATGACTGAAGAATTATTGGAAGATTCCGCTATTGATTTACCGGGATTGATTTCTAACTTGGTTGCTGAAAAAATAGCACAAGAAGAAGATGAGCAATTTTTCAATGGAACCGGCGCTCCTTGGACCGGTATTTGTAACAATGATTCAGTAACTGCTGTTACTATGGCCGCCGCAAGTGGGTTTGAAGATATTACCGCTGATAATTTGTTAGATATGCAAGATGCCGCGCTTAGTGGATCATATAATGGCTCGAAGTATTATTTACACAGAACAATCTTGTCTTATGTCCGCAAATTAAAAGCCGCTACTGGCGAGTATATTTTCCAAGCTCCCGGCGCTGGACTCCCCGGCACAATTTGGGGACAACTTTATGTCTTGGTTGAAGGTATGCCTAAGAAAACCGACAACGCCGCCAATAAAGGGTTTGTCATTTATGGCAATTTGAAAAAATATGCCATAATCGGAGATAAAGGATCATTGAGAGTCAAGATTCTTACCGAAGGAACTATCACCGATACCGATGGACAAACTGCCATTAATTTGGCCGAACAAGATATGATTGCTTGGAGATTCGTTGAGAGAGTAGGTTATATTTTACCGATTCCGACTGCGATTGTTAAATTGAAGACCAATACCACAATTTCCTAAGTGTAATATACGGGAGGGGACAGTAATAAAAATTGTCCCCTCACCGGAGAATAATTAAAATAAAATATTTATATGCAAAAAGAATATCAAAATAAACAGATGACAAGTGAAAGAGAAAAAACAGTTAACTTTTATGACCCGACTGTTAATGCTTATCGGGAGATCCCCGAAAGTTTAGCGAAAAAATACATTGAGAATTTAGAAGAACTTAAAAAACAATTAACCAAATAATATTTAACAATTAAACTTTATTACTATGATTAAATTAGGCGAGAAATTAACATTTAAAAGAAAGTGGACAATAGAAAAATTTAATTCTCAAAAAGATTTTGAAATGGGAAAATCTTTTGAAAAGAATGAGATTAAACATAATTGTCTGCTAAATGAAGGCATTAATGAATTGTTTACCATTTTATGTTCTGCCGCAAGTGGGACAAAATTTGATAACACAAATGCTTATTTGGGGGTTGGAGATGAAGGAACTACTCCGGCCGCTCCTGCTCAAACAGGTTTATTAGCCGCAACAAATAAGTTTTATAAAGCAATGGATTTGACATATCCAACTTATGGCACGGCTCAAAAAGCAACTTGGAGATCCACCTTCGCCGCATTAGAAGCAAATTATGCTTGGAAAGAATTTACTGTTATCAATGGTGCTGATGATACTCATACGAATTTAAACAGATTAGTCAGCGACCAAGGAACTAAAACCTCAGGTCAAGTTTGGCAACTGACTTTTGAGATTTCCATTTCTTAGTTTAAAATCAAATGAAATAGTTTGAAAATCTGATTTTAATATTTTTAGATTATGACAACAGCATTCAAAAAAATAGTTAATCGTTTTAATACAACGATAAAAGCGGCAAGCAGTATTAATAATACTGATGACCCTGTTGTATTTAATATAACAAGTGCCACCGGTATTCCGGCTGTGCCTTTTTATTTTACTGTTGAAAAATCAAATGATAATTCTATTTTTGAAAGAATGGTTGCGACTAATGTTTCCGGAGATCAAATCACAGCTACGCGCGCGCAAGACGGATCAACCAAACAAACTTTCAGCGCCGGAGATTTGGTCCAGATAAGAGTCATTGCCGCGCATTTAGATGATATAACTGTCGCGATTAATGCAGTAGAAAGCGGAAAAGCGGATGTCGGACAAATAATGTATATCGGTTCTACTGCCGTTCCTATCAATCAAGGCAGTAGCACACTTAACTTGGCAGGTATTGGAACTTTTGATTGCGGAGCGATAACTTCAAGCGGAGTTAGCACTTTTAATTCTTTTTTACAACCTTTAATCAGCGAGGTAAATAATACACAACGCAAGATAACTTGCTCGCTTACGACCGCCGAAGGAGATATGGGAGTGGCAGGCACTTATATTGTATCAATTGGGTATGCCGATACTGGCGCACCTTATGCTTGCAGATATGGCACTTATACACTAAACCTTTGCAAATATCAATCAGGAACTTGGCAAGCTAAATGGACACTTTTAGGAACTCTATCTGCTTACAACCCAACGATTGCTTGTGTGGAAACTTCAAACACTTCAACTCAATTAACTTTAACAATCGGAGTAACCCCTGTCGCTGGACATACAGTTGGAAATTATTCTGTCTTAAAAGTAGGAGGAAATACTGGGACACTAAACCCAGTGTGGGCTATCGCTAACGCATAATAATATGGAAGACATAAAACAATACGCAGATTTAGGGGTAACAGCAGTAATATGTATAACTTTTATTTTTGGTGCTGTTAAAGTATTTTGCTATTGGCTGGATAAAAAGAAAACCAATGGAGGTAATTTTGATAAGAAGATTTATGAAGAACTTGCTCTGATGAATGGAAACCATTTGCATACATTGCAAAAAACTATCGTGGAGAATAATAATGATTTGATTAAAACAATAAATAGCAATGATATGAAGATGATTGAGATTCTTGGTGAGATTAAGGGTTTACTTTCAAAATAAATTATGTTTGATAAAATACAATATGATAAATCTTTATTTGATGGATTAGAACAATGGGAAAAAGGACTGGCAGATACCGGGACTGGTTCAGATTATATTCAAGGATTACTGGCTCAAATTGGATTAAACGATTCAGGGGCTGGATCAGACATTGAAAATTTATTAGTTTATTTTGGGTTAGGAGATGTCGGAAGTGGATCTGAATTATTATCTCTTTTAAATAGTATAGCGATTTCTGACAGTGGTTCAGCCGGAGAAGCAATGAGTTTATTGATTGCTTTGGCCTTATCAGATTCATCAATAAGTAATGAAGCACTGGGAATTTTGGCGCAAATATCTTTAAGTGATTCAGGGGCAGGGGTTGATATAATTTATCAATTATTAGCGCAGATAGATTTGACAGATTCAGGGGCCGGCGCGGAAGCAATGAGTTTATTGATACAGATCCTTTTAAATGACTTGGGGAATGGTGGAGAAACATTATCTCTCGCAGTAAATATTCTTTTAAATGATACAGGGTCAGGGTTAGAATCAGAAAATATTTTAGTGGCAATGGCTTTAAGTGATTCGGGAATCGGCATAGATATAATTAAATTATTAGCAATTTTAATAAACAAAAGTGATTCGGGAATAGGAATTGACACGCTCAACATACTTGCTAAAATTATAGTAGCAGATTCAGGAATTGGAACAGAAACTTATAGCAGTTATACCACTTTAAATGTTAAAGACAGTGGAATTGGATTGGAAACGGCTAAACTTTTGGTATCAATAGCATTAAGTGATAGTTCTTTATCAACAGAAGCAATGTCAATTATTGCAAATTTAACTTTAAATGATCCGGGATTAGGGGTTGATATAATTGAATTATTTAAAAAGATAGATCCTTATACAAAAAAAACTTCTCCATATACAAAAATGCCTAAAAATATTTAAATAAATAAATTTTAAGATATGCCAAAAGGATATTGCACAAAAAATGATATTGAAAGGTATATGTTAGTTGATATAGACAGTTCTTTTAATACTCAAATCAATGACTGGATCGGAGTGGTTGAAAATATGATTGATAATTTTACTGGCCGAAAATTTATTGCCGATACAACATATTCTAAAAAGATTTATGACGGAGATGGAACAGACATATTATTAATTGATGATTTTGTCGCTTTACAAAAAATAGAAATGGGTGATCCGGCAGATGTTAAAGATTTAATACCGGCTACTGATTATCATACTTATCCGAATAATAAACTTCCGCAATACAAGATTATTTATGATAGTATTTTCTCATTAGATGAACAGAATATAGATGTTTATGCGAAATGGGGTTATTCGGTTGCTTGCCCAGCTGATATTAAATTAGCGGCCACTATATTGGCAAGTTTAATAATTGAAAATGCTTGGGAATCACAAGACGAAACAGAGAATGAATCAATCGGGACTTATTCAATCACTTATAATAAAAGCAGTAATAATGATGACAAGTTTAATCAGGCAATGAATATTTTAAAATATTATAGAAAAATAAATTTTTAAAATGTCAATAGAAAATTTTTATACAACTGCATTCACTACAAATAGATTAAAGACTGACCAAACCGCATATCAATCAAAATTAACCGGTAAATATTGTCATATCCAACAAGAAGGCGGATCGCCGATTGAATTACAAGAAGGAGCATTTTATTCAATGTATAATATGTGGTGCGCGATTATGGACATAGATATTGGTGATCAGGTAGTTATTGGGACTGATACTTATCAAGTGAAAGAGGTTAAAACTTTTAATATGGGTGGCAACCCACATATGGAAATTTTATTAGCATTAGGTTTATAATATGTCTTTTACAGTAAAGATTCAGGGAATACAAGCAATTAAACAAGCATATTTACAAATACCGCAGATAATGAATAGTGAAATGAAAGATGCTTTAATTAAAAGCGCGTCATTGGTTGAAGATAGCGCAAAACATAAAGTGCCATTTAAGGAAGGAATTTTGATGACTTCAATAATGCGGCCGCGTGATCCCGGTATCGGAGAAAGGCAAGTCAGGGTTGGAAGTAATTTAGATTATGCAATGGCACAACACGAAAATTTACATTATAAACATAGAAGGGGAGAAGCAAAATATTTAGAAAAAGCTTTAAAAGAAAATGAATCAAATATAAGAAGAATATTTGACAAAATGATTTCAAATATAATTAAGAGATTAAAGAATTTATAATGTTGGAAAATTATACAAATCTTAAAGCAGTAATAATCAGTAAATTAACAGCATTAACAATCGGTGGGGTTACTGTTTTTAAAGGAGTTTATACTACGAATGAAACCAAGCCGGTCGGTTATCCTTGCGCTTGCGTGATAGAAACAGTCGGAGAAGGTATCCAATTAGATACCGCACGCAATGAGAGAGTGTTGCAATTTAAAATTAAATTAGCCCAAGAATTAGGCATTAAAACTCCGGCGCAGGCAAGCACTATCAGATTAACCATAACCGATAAAGTAATGAAAATGTTTGATGAAGATCCTCAACTTGTTGATAGTGGCGCAGATAGTGTTGTCCGGGTAAATATTGCACCGATTGATTTTGATGAAATAACAAAAGATAGACCAATTTTTGAAAGCACATTTTTAATCAATTGTACAATAATAGTAAACAGCTACTAATATGAAATTTAAAAATATAAGTGATAAAGATTTATCAATAGAATTTAAAGGCATTGTTAAAAGTGGCGAGATAGTAGAATTGCCTGATAATTTTAATAATTCCAATTTTATTAAAGTCGTAGAAAAAAAATTAGAAAAAGATAATCAATTAAATAAATAAATTTATGAGTCAATATTTAGGAGATAAACAATACATTGCTTTTAAAGTTGAAGCGGTAGAAAATACTCCGGTTAAACCGAATATTTTCGTTCCGTTAATTGCCGAAACAATAGAAACAAATCTTAACCGGGATAAAGATAACCAAATGTCCGGAGTAGATTTTTCCAGAGATTTATTAGATGGCAGAAGAACACACGAAGGACCATTTGAAGTTTATGCCGATCCTGATACATTGGGTCATCTTTTAAATATGCTTTACAAGAAAGGGACTACAACCGGAGATGCCTCAAATGGATATACTCACCCATTTACCGCCGAAGATCCTGACAGTTATACCATAGAAGTCGGAAAAGGACTTTATGCTAAAAGATTTTATGGAGTTAAAGCCGATAAGTTGAGATTGGAATTTGACGGAAACAAAATGAAAGCTATTACCACGATTAAAGCGGCCGGTCAATGGAGTGTCGGAACTCTTGATGGCGCATTATCCGGCGCAGTAACAGAACTTTATTTGAAACAAAACTACGATGTTAAGCCAAATGAAGGTCTTATTGTTGGAGATGTGATTGTTGTCGGCGGAGTAGATGTAACTTTAACAAGCGTAAATGCTGATGGGTTAAGAGTTGGTTTTGGTTCAATTTCAATTACCGCCGCAGATGGTGATCCGGTATATCTTAAAAGACAAGATTATTCTCACGCAACATTATCAGCGCCATTTTTAGAAGGTAATTGTTTGGTTGGTGTTGGGGTTAATGAAACTGCATCAACAATCGCCGCTGCCACTCGCGCGGCCGCCACTCCGACAGAAGGATTTGTGATTGAATTTAGTAATAATCTTTTAGCACAACAAGCAACTGGAAAGAGTGATCCGATTAAAATTGTTCCGCAAACCAAAGAAATTGGAGTAACATTTAAAAAACTTTTTGAAAATACTGTTCAACTTCAAAAGTATATGGATTTGACAAAGCAAGCGATGACAATTATTGATACCGGAAAGTATATCAAGACAGATCATACCACTCACGAAAAATTAACCATAAAACTTTATAATGTAAAACTTAATTCAAATAAAAATCCGATTAAAGTCGGAGAATACATTTATGATGAACAGGATTTTAAAGCTTTATACGATGCCACAGCAACAAAAGCAGTAGATATAACATTAGTAAATAAAAGCGCGGCAACAGTAATGTAATTAATTAAAATATTTAAATTTATGGACAGAGAAACAAAAATAGTAACTTCGCCCAGTGGCCACAAAGTAGAATTAAAAACTTATATTACCGGCCGAGAGTTGGAAGCAATAGAAAATGTTTTATACAATGGTATTAAAACATCTGCTATTATTGACAATGAATTAAACAAGAAAGCAAGTGTTAAGTTGGATACAGAGAATTTTTTAATTGAGCAAACCCATAAAACAATAGAAATGGTTATTGTTTCTATTGATGAACAAAAAGAAAATATTGTTGAAAGAACGCTTGATTTAAAAAAAGATGATTATATTTTTATAATTGCTGAAATAGAGAAGGTTACTAATGATAAAGTTGAAAAAAAAAAGCTATAAGCAGATTAAATATAGCAACGATTTGTTATGAAATGAACTGGGATTATAATACTTATATTGATCAACCTGTTTGGTTTATCAAAATAATTATTGATTTAATTTCAAATAAATATAAAAAATAATGGCAGATCAAAAATTACAAATAATAATAGATGCGCAAGATAGAGCATCGGAAAAACTTGATAATGTAAGGGGCAAGTTAGAGAATATGCAGAAAACCTTAAAATCAATAGGGGTGGCCGCTACTGCAATGGGTGGGGCTGTTGTTGGATTTGTTGGTTTATCGGTTAAGGCTGCCACAGAAGCTCAGGCATCTTGGGCCAAAGTATCGCATCAAGTAGATTTAGCTGGACTTTCAAATAAAGAAACAATGGAATCTATTATAGAATTCTCTGATGCGCAACAAAAATTAACCGGCACGAGTGGAGAATTTATCGGAGAACTTGTTGGAAAATATTTACCATCAATAGGAGATCTTAATGAAGCAACAAGGATGACAAAAACAGCTCTTGATATGGAAGCAGCTGGTTATATGGATGCAGAAGCGGCAATGAAAATATTATCAATAGCAAAAGTTGGAGATATAGAAATGCTTAAAAGATATTTACCGGCGCTAAGAGAGGTTAATCAAGAAACATTAAATTCAATGAGTGCCGCTGAAAAATATGAACTTGCAATGAAAATGTTATCAGATACTGTCGGAGGAACAGCAGAGGTAATGGGTCAAACATTAGAAGGAAAATTAAAAGTGCTTAAAGAAACTTTTGGTGATTTACAAGAAACTATTGGAGAAAAAATTATTCCTATTCTTTTAAAATTACTTGAAAAAATTATCCCTATTATAGATAAAATGATGGTATGGATAGATGAAAATCCAAAACTTGCTGAAAAAATAATTATGGTGGTATCTGCAATAGGTGGATTATTGGTTGTTTTAGGGCCGTTGCTTATTATGTTACCCGGAATTGTAACCGCTTTTACTTTATTAACTGGTCCAGTTGGATTGGTAATTGCAGGAATTACCGCATTGAGTATAGGAATAACTGCTGTAATTAAGAATTGGGATAAATTAGTAAATGTATTTTCTAAAAGTAAAGATTTTGTTATTAATATAGTTGATAAAGTTAAAAGTATTCCAGAAAAAGCAGGAAAAATATTGGGATTTGAAAATGGTGGAATTGTTCCCGGAAGAATTGGTCAGCCAACATTAGCATTGGTTCACGGAGGAGAATCTATAATGCCACCGGGAAAATCTAACGGAAATATTTTTAATTTTGATTTTAGCGGATCAAATGTTTCTGACACGGAAGGATTAAAAAAATACATAATCAATGCTATTAATAGGACATCTCAATTAGCATTATTAAGTGGTAAATAAAAAAATATTATGGCTGTCTCAGTCAAATTTGATTCCACGGAAATAGTGGACACAACTTATACCGCTGAATTCTGCAAGCACGAATCAGCGACAGAAAGGATTTTAAATAAGCTTGAATTAGCCAGAGAAGATGGAAGTATTTTAATTTCTGATCATAGGGGAGAGAAACTTATTAATTGCGCCGGAGTATTGTTCGCCTCAACTGAATTACTTTTAGAATCAGCGATAGATACTTTCAAAGAATTATTTTCAAGACAAGAAAAAAATCTTGATATTTTACGACCAGCGGCCGGAACTACAAGAAGATATGTCGCAACCTGCATTAGTCACGATTTCAATCGTGAATATTTTCATTTAAAATTCGTCCCTTGGTCTGCAACATTTTTAGTTTTAAGCGGAGAAGGAAAGGACACAGCATTGACTATCCCTCTTAATGTGCATAATATCGTAACTACAACACCGGCAACTCATACTGTTGATTTATTAGGAAGTAAACCGCCAAAACCAACAATTCTTTTAGAACCCGGAACAACTTATACATTGCCAAAAGGACTTCAATTTGAGAATGTTGATACCGGAGAAATATTAATAGTTACCGGAACAGTAAGTATGGATGCTGGTCAAGATTTAATTATTTATTGCAATGAAAAGAAAGTAATGAGCAATTTAAATACCGGCGCAAGCCCTATACCGGAAGTTAATTTTTATGGAAATTTTCCAACTTTTAAAATAGGAACAAATACTTTTAAATTGACTGTTGGCGGAATAGTTAATCAACAAAATTATATTGCGGCCGGAAGTGTTGCAACCGGATATGTTTTAAATGGAACTGCTAAATATCGTGCGCAAAGTTTTGAAGTGCCAAATACAGACGGAACTTTTAAAGGAATATCATTGCCTTTGGATAAGACAGGATCACCGGGGACAATAACTTGGAGGATAGAAACTGATAATGCCGGAAAACCATCAGGGACAATAGCGGCCGGAGGTGCGGCAACCGGGACAATTACGGCCGGGCAAGTTGGCGCTACTTATTCTTGGATAGATGATTATGCCGCGGCAATTTATTCTTTAACTGCAAATACTAAATATTGGTTGGTAGTTTATGCCGCCGGAGTAGATGTTGATAATAATTATGATATTGGTTTAGATCCGAATAAAGGTTATATTAAAGGTAAGGCATTTGCCAGTGATGATTCAGGGTCAACTTGGACCGAAGATACCGGATATGATATGTATTTTAAAATTTTATTCGGCGGAGAACCTGAAAATTCAGCAATGAATATGACTCTTTCGTATTACAAAACTTATCTATGACAAAAAAACAAATAATAATAAAAGTTTTTAAAAATACTGGGACATTTGTTACTTTATGGGAAGATGGAGATTTTAAAGAATTTGAAAAATCTACTAATGGTGGACTTGGAGAATGTATAATAACATTGGCGCGCAAGTTTGATTATTCAGGAGATGACCTTCAATTAGATAATAGAATTGAAATTTTTGTTAGCGATAAAGATACTGTAAATTTAACAAAAGGCAGCAATGATTCTGCTAAAAAAATTTATAGCGGTTATATTTCTCAAATTGAAAGGGGAGTGGAAGGAAAGAGAGAAAATATTATTGTCAGAGTTTTAGGATATTATACTAAATTGGCAATGGATATTTTTAAAAGTGGCGCAACTACAAGTATTGATTTGGCTACGACTGATCCATCTGATATGATTATGGCAATCATTGATAGATATCGCGCGGAAACAGTATCTCCGCAAATAAATTATAGAACAGATGATATTCAAGACACATCAACAACACCGGGATATACTTTTAAAATGATGACTTATAAAGAAGCAGTTGATAAAGTTATTTCAATGACTCCGGCAAATTGGTTTTGGTATATTGATGTTGATGGATATTTTTATTTGAAACCGGCCGCAACAACTCCAACTCATAAATTTATTTTCGGTCGGCATTTTACTTCTATGCAGGCCGATATTTCAATGGAGAAAATAAGAAATACTGTTTTAATTTGGAATGGAGTAACCGGGGTCGGAGAAATTTATAAACTTCATACAGATGTTAATTCTGTAACTGATTATGGAAGACGGGTTGAAAAAATGTTTAATTATAATTCTGACGATGAAGCAACACTTGACATTATCGCTGATAAATTTATTGCCGAGAATAAAGACCCTGAAATAGTTTTGACTTGTAAAATTTTAGATAACAATTTAAACTCTCTTGATAAAGGTTATGACATTGAAAGTATTGAGCCGGGAGATACTTGTTTTTTTGAAGGATTTGATGGAGAATTTAAAAATATCTTGCGCGAGAATATGTTAATAACAAATGTAAGATATACACCGGAAGAAGTTACAATAACTGTAAAGGTAAGAGATTCAAGTTTTATCGGTTGGAATAAAGTTTTAACGCAAAGAATTGATGATAACGAAGGACAAGATGCGCCAAGCGCTTATACTACATAATTGCGATTTTAGGGGGGTGTATAGTAAAACATAGGATTCCCCACATATTGACTTAATCAACGCCACAGAGCAAATTTTGATAACAAACAGGGGGCTAAATAAACTTATATATATGAACTCATTGCAATTAAGAGAATTAATAAAAATTAAGTTACCATTTGAAACAAATCCGGTATCGCAATTTTTTGGAGAAAATCCGGTATTTTATGGGCAATGGAATATGTCCGGACATAACGGAATAGATTTTGATAAAAATTTAGGAACTCCGATTTGGGCGGTTTGCGATGGAATAATTTTTGAAGCGCATCTTGATGAAGTTGGCTACGGAAATTATGTCGGTCAATATTCTGATCCTATCAGTTGGGATAATAATAAAATAAAACTTGATGTAGTTTACGGCCATCAACAAAAAGTTAATGTTGTTATTGGACAAAAAGTTAAGAAGGGAGATATAATCGGTTGGGTGGATTCAACTGGGATTAGCACTGGCGATCATCTTCATTTGGGAGTGCGCGTAAGAAATAAAGATAATCAAGTTTTAGATTATAATAATGGTTATCTCGGATACATAGATCCATACCCATTATTTGAAGATAAAATTTCTTGGACCGTATATAAAAAATGGAAACAAAAAATGAAAATGGAAATACCGGAATATGAAAATTTACCAGTTGAAAATAAATACGGACAGGATATAATTGATTATGAAATGTTTAAAATTCTCCCGTGGACGAGTTGGGCGTGGCTTTTATTAAGAGTAAAAAGATTTCCGACTTATAAAGAATTAATCGCTTTGACAATTGGACACTGGGGATATGAAGAAGTTTTTAAAAATAAAATTGGAGATTGGTGGACATATTATACCAAGTCAGAATATAATCAAAGAATTAAAAATAAGTTAGGTTTATAATTTAAAGGGGGGACGATGTCAAAATGGCATCACAAATTTCGTTCTTTCAAAAGAAATCGCAAACATAGGATAATAAAAACTTCCCATCATTTAATCCCAAAATCCAGAGGAGGCCACAACGATAAGCAAAATTTGCTTAATCTGTGGAGCGATAAGCACCACCTCTTTCACGAACTATTCGGGAATATGACTTTGTCAGAAATAATTATTCTTTTACAGCGAATTGAAAGTGCGAAAAAAAATCAAGGGAGTTAATCCTCCCTTGAATAAAAAATTTAATTAATTTAATTTTTTAAATTTATGATTACACCAGAAGAAAAGAAACTTTTAATAAGTGTATTATTGAGATTTGCCCGTGCTTTTGGTTGTGGCGCGGCCGGAACAATGGCATCTATCGCAATAGCAACTCCAATTACTACTTGGCACGAATTAGGAATTTGGTTGAATGCTTTGGCGATTGCCGGCATAGTTGGTGGATTTACCGGACTTTTTATGGCCATAGATAAAGGATGTAGGGGTTAAAAAGTTATCAACAGGTTGGGCGTGGACAAAAAAAATACAAGTTTTATAATTTTATTTATGGACAGAAAACAAAATTATTTTAATCAGCAAGCAATTAGCCGTAATTATTCAGAGGTTTTTAAAAGTAATTTTTTGAACCTTGTCCAGATAATTATGGCTTTTGCCTATTAATAAAAAAATATGAAAACATTTAAACACGAAAACTTTTTGAGAACAGAAAAAGAACCGACGATTAAAGAAGCTTTGGATCACAATTTCGTATGTGGTTTGTGGTGGGGAATGATTTTTGAAGCCGTCGCAATAGTTATTTGGGATTTAATTTTAAAAACTATTTAATAAGTTTAACCTGTGCATAAACTATTTGGACATTATTTTAATAAGGTGTAGAATATAAAGTATGAACACAAATCGCAAGGAAAATTTTACTAAATCAGCGGAGAGCCAAACTATCTATGGGTTTTTGCGAACCTGTGTTCAATAGTTTTGGCTCTTTCGCATTTATAAAATAAAAATATTATGGCACAACGAAGAATGTTTAGTAAGTCAATTACAAATTCAAGTAGCTTTTTAATGATGTCTCAGTCAGCTCAAAATTTATACTTCCATTTTGGAATGAATGCTGATGACGACGGATTTTGCGAACACTTTACTGTTATGAGAATGACAGAAAGTAAACCAGATGATTTAAGAGTTTTACAAGCAAGGGGATTTGTCCAAATTTTTGATGATAAAGTTTTAGTAATCCTTAACTGGAAAGAGAATAATTATATTCAAAAAGACAGATATACTCCCAGTAAGTATTTAGAAGTTTATAAGAAGGAAATTAAGCTTTTAGAAGATGGACAGACAGTGGACAACAAAGGAGTAACCGAATGTATACAAAATGTATACAAAATGGATACTCAGGTTAGGTTAGGTAAGGTTTGGTTAGGTAAGGATATAAATATGTCTAAATTAAATATACTATTTGAATTTTGGAATGAACAGAAAATCATTAATCATAAAGTTTTTACAGATAAGATTAAGACCAAGATTAACTCCGCGCTGAAAGATTACAGTTTGGAAGATATTAAAATTGCGATAGTAAAATATAAAACAGTTTTAGAAGGGGATCAGTATTACTGGAACCATAAGTGGACTTTACCGGATTTCCTTTCGCGCGGATTAACAAGATTTATAGATACTCCGATTGAAGGATTTAAAAAATTTACGCCGGCAGAAAAAGAAAAAAAGAAAAAAGTTTATTATAATGGCAATCCGGTAGTGGAAAAAAATGGCAAAAGATATGTGATAGTTGATGGGCAATGGTTAGAATTTGACGGAGAGGAAAAAGATTTAATCACTAAATTTGAATGAAAAAGTTATCCACTTTTGAGTATGGACTAATTAATTATTTAAGGATATAATTTAACTTGTATAAACCAATATGAAAACAAATCAATCATTAAAAATAAAGGCCGAAAAACTTAATAAACAACCGCGATTTAATCGTTGCGGATTTTTTAATTAAAAAAATGAAATTAAACTACGAATTAATCATTAGAGATATAGAACTTAATATTGTTTTTTCAAGTGTCGCTACCACCAGAAAAGGTTTAGATGAAATCACAAACGATGCCGACAGATACATTTCACAGTTAGAAGAAGATAATAAACATATAGCACCTTGGAATAGTGATCGCAAAACTATTCTAAATACCGGCGATAATTTACCACCACAATAAAATTTAATCAATTTAAACATTAAAAATTTATGACAGAAGAAATAAAAGCAGAACCAACATTTTGGAAAGATTATCAAAATCTTTATCTTTCAGCTCAAAGATTGGAAAAGAAAGAAGACAATCCATTTTATCACTCAAAATATGTTCAACTAAAAGATGTCTTGGCAGAAGCAAAAAGATTGTGTATAGAGAATAACTTTATATTTTTTCAAGTGCCAAAAATTTCAGATGATATTACAACAGAAGAAATTACAACAAAACAAGTAGGATCGGAAAAAATTATTATAGAGAAAAATTTAAAATTTGTTCAAATCCTTGAAACTACACTTCAACACATTTCAGGAAAAGAAATTGTGGCTCAAATTAATTTACCAGTTAAAGATTCTAACGATCCGCAGAAATTAGGCGGCGCTTTAACTTATATGCGCAGATATTCTCTAACATCAATTTTAGGGCTTGAAGAAGAAGATCAAGATGGCAATGACAATGCCGGACAAGAAGTAAGAGAAGTGCCGATTGAAGAAGGAAATTATAAACCACGACCGGCCGGAACAGGAATTAAAAAAACTTGCCCAGTTTGTCAGAAACAACATACCGGACCATATCCCAAATGTATAGATTGCTGGAAGGCAGAACAGAAACCGGGTAAAACTAAAAAGGTTGTGAATACAGACCAACCACCTTTCCCGGAAGAAAATTAATTCAACATAAAATAAAAATATTATGGAAAATTTAGATTTAGAACCAATCAAAAAAGATATAGAAAACTTTATTTATTCAAATCAAGAAGTATCAATTACTTCAAATGATGAATATCTAAAAGCCGGAGATATGTTAAAATGGGTAAAAAATAAAATTGATAAAGTTGAAGAACAGAGAAAAAATTGGACAAAACCATTAGACGAAGCAAAAAAAAGAATAATGGAAGATGTTAAAAAAGTTATTCAACCATTAGAAAACTTTTCAGAATTAGTAAGATTAAAAATGACTGAATTCTATTGTGAAGAAAAGAAAAGAAAAGATAAAGAACAAGCAGAAATAGATGCCAATGCACTTAAAGATTTAAAAGAAAAAGGACAAAGTGAAGTAGAAGTGGCAGTGGTTAATGATTTAAAAACTCAAAAGGGAGAGATGTCAACGACTACAATGAAAAAAGTTTGGAAGTTTGAAATTATAGATGAAACTAAAATACCACGCGAATATTTAGAAGTGGACGAAGTTAAAATTAGATCAGCAGTTAAAGGTGGAATAAGAGAAATTGAAGGAATAAAAATTTATCAAGACGAGCAATTATCAATAAGATAATATGGACATAAATAAAGTCATCATAATCGGAAGAGTCGCACAAGAACCAATTTTTAGAGATAGCCGGGTAATCTTTACTGTGGCAACAAATAAATTTTGGATAGATAAAGACACCGGTGAAAAGAAAAACAGGGTAGAATATCATAATTGTATTGCTTGGCATAAACTTGTTGATATAATAAAAATGGTTGAAAAGGGAAGATTGATTTATGTTGAGGGCCATATTGAAACAAATATTTACGAAAAAGATGGACAAACAATTAAAAATAAACAAGTAGTCGCAGAAATAATTCAATTTCTTTCTAAAAATTATGAAAACGAAAATAAGAGAGATGATAATTTATTGCCTTGAAAACTTTCCTGAAACAAGGAATTCAGATATTGCTTTAACATTAAAAGTTTGGCAATACTTTACAGATAAAGTTGTATGGTCAGAAAAAACAAATTCTCATTGGGTCCAGATTAAAGATTTATTTGACTTACCGAGAGAAGATCATATTAAAAGGGTTAGGGCATCACTGAATGCTGTTGGAATGTTTATGCCAACAGATCCGAAAGTTATTGAGGCGAGAAATAAAAGTAAGAAACAATGGCGCGAAGAGTTAGGATATAAAAATTATAAATCACCTTATAAAGATTAATTATTAAAAATTATGGACAAAGATTTATTAAAAATACCGGCCAGTATTGATAAAGTAGAAACAATGGCCGACAAGACATTAAAACTTTTAGTTTATACTTCAAGAGAATTAACCCCGGAAGATGAAACTAAAATAATGAGGTTTAGAAATCAAGAAGGTTATATGATTTTTAGCCCGGAAGATTTTAACATAGAAGATATTGAAGATTTGCCGGAAGAAAAACCTGAATTTAAAAATCAGAAAACACCATCTGAAAGATTAAGAAATGTTCTATTTGTATTTTACACCCAAACGCACGAATGGAAGGAAGATCAAGAGCATAGAAAGAAATTTGATATTTGGCGCGCGGACCAAATGGAAAAGTTTATTAACCTTATTAAATCAAAGTTAAAGCAATGAATAAAAATGGAAAAAATATAAAATGTAAAACTTGTAATAAACTTTTTTATATTTCTGAAAGTAGGTTTGAAATTAAAAAATATTGTTCAAAGGAATGCGCTAAAAAAGATAATTATGGTTTTAAACCAAGAAATAAAAAATGTGTAATTTGTGGTAATGATTTTATTATAGACAACCAATTAAGACTTCAAGATAAAACTTGTTCTTTTGAATGTCATAATAAATTAAACAAACAATTACAGATTATAAGAAATAAAAAAGAAATTAACAGAATTTGTAAAATATGTGGCAAGGAATTTATAGGAAAAAAATGGTATATCGGTAAAAATATTTGTAAAGAATGTAGATTTAAAAAATTATCAAAAGATAGAAAAGGAAAAAATAATCCTGCTTATACATTTGGTCTAAGAATAAATGCTAATTATTCTGGTAAACATTTAAGGGCTTGTAAAAAATATAGAAAAGCATTTTTAGAAAAATATGGATATTTATTTTGTGAATATTGTAAAATAAATCAAGCATTAAAATTTGAGGTTCATCATATTGTTTGGGCGTCAGAAGCACCTAAACATCCGCAACTACATAATCCAAAAAATTTAATTCTTTTATGTATTAAATGTCATAATCAATTTCATAAACATAAAGAAATGAGATTAAAATTAGTAGAAGAAAGGGGATTAAAGGAATTATTTAGTAAGGGCTCAAAAGTTCCTGTGAGATTATTTACAAAGACGAATGCCAAAGAAAAATTGGATACAAGAATATAATTATCTTAATAATAAATATAAATAATTATTTTATAATCTGCCACTTAAGTTCTTAACCTTTATAATTTGACTGAGTAATATTTTATAAGAACAAATGTTTAAGGTTATTTGTAAAGGATAGTGGCAGTAATAAGTTAATTATAAAAATAAAACAACTATGATTAAAAAACTTCTCGTCATCAAATCAAAATCACTTGAACAACAACTTAAAGAGTTCGGCGTTGTGAACTATCTTGATTTAGAAAAAGTCAAAGATGTAATAGAAACGCCAAAGAAGGATTACTATATTGAAAATGTTTCTGACGGTTCTGATATGCTTGGCAAGAGCCCTGATGATTGCAACAAGATATTCAAAGAACAAGGTCGCAGAGGATTAACAATTTATGAAGGATTGGCTCTCTTGCGAGATAATCCTGATATTCTAAAAGACCATTACATAGATTTGTCGGGTTCTCGCTATGGCTCCGGCAGCGTGCCTTCTCTTGACCTCTTTGACTTCAGGCCTGAGCTGAGCTTCAGCAATTCTGGCATTGCGAATTCCCGCTTTGGTTCTGCTTCTTGCGGGAGTAAACTTGGTTCTAGGGACTTGGAAACTCTGGAAACTTTACCAAATATTTTAATTATAAACGGAATTAAATATGAAAAAATCTCTTAAACAATTACTTAATAAAAAAAAGTGGTATCATATCTACAAAAATATCACCGAAGCAAACTTTCCCAGACCTAAAAAGATAGAAACCAAAAACCCGCAGATTATCAAACTGGAAAAAACAATGACATCGCAGGAATGCTTAGATTTAATTAAGTCAAAAGGATGTCGTCCTGCCAACATTTGGGAACTTTTGGAATATGTTAATACTCACGAACTTGAAAAAGATAGTTGTTTAATTGCTTTCGGCAGTCAATGGGTTGACTCTGACGGTTACTACCGCGTGCCGGACGTCCGCCGCTTCTCGGATGGCGACTTCAGGTTCGACCTCGGCAACTTTGAGAACGACTGGGACGACGACCCCTGTCTTCTTGTCTTCTGCGACTCAAAGCCCTCTGAACCTTTGACTCTTAAAGATAGCACTTTGGAAACTCGGGTAGATTTAAAAAGAGAAGTCAAAAAAGTAATCGCTATATGTAATAATATTTTAGAAACTTTATGAAAACATTCCAAACCACCGAAGAGATAATCGTTAATAAAAGCGATTATAGCAGTTATAATCATCCTTTGCCTGATCCTGAATTAGATAAGATTGTTGATAAATTAAATAAAACAAGACCTGATTGTAAGAAATGCGAACACGAACATAATAATTATACTGGCACTAATGATAATAACTGGCATTGGAAAACAATCGGGCAAGGCGAAGGGATACAGAAAGTCAAAATGAGTAGATTGGGGAGTAAAATGATTAGATTAGAGTGGTTGATTGTGCTTATTAGTGGATTGATTTGTATAAGTTGTTGGTTTGCTTGGGCAAAAACAGCACAGGATATTAAAGCGTGGCAAAATAATCTCCCTGCTGTTGTGCCTGCCATTGAAACTAAAGTATGCGAAGTAAAAAAGGGAATATTTACCGCATATTCACCCGAAGAAAGGCAGACCGACTCAGATCCGAATATAAATGCCTCCGGACACAGGGTTCAATTAGGCGATATTGCCTGCCCTGCTATTTATTCATTCGGGACAAAGATTGAAGTGCTGGGAAAGGTTTATGTTTGTAGGGACAGAATGGCGGAAAGATATCGCAATTCAACAGACCCATTATATTTTGATATTTTTATGTTTGATGAAAATTCTGCCAAAATGTGGGGCAGGCAAGAATTAAATTATACGATAGTGAAATAATATGAGTAATCAAGTATATTATCAACAAGGTGGCGGAGATGAACAATATACTCCAAGATATGGAGTGGAAGTTTTATTACCACATATTCAACATTTGAAAGATAAAATTATTTGGTGTCCATTTGATAAAGAAGATAGTGAATTTGTAAATGTTTTAAAAGAAAATGGATTTAAAGTAGTATATTCTCATATTTCAACTGGACAAGATTTTTTAATTTATGAACCCGAAAAATGGGATATAATAATTAGCAATCCTCCTTACAAAAATAAAAGAATATTTTGGGAAAGATGTTTAGATTTAAAAAAACCATTTGCTTTACTACTCCCACTAAATATCCTTTCCGATAGCGTGATAAATACCACAATGAGAGAGAGAGAGTTTCAGTTGCTGATACCGAGTAGAAGAATGAGATTTTTTAATAAATTAACAGGAGAAACAGGAAATCAACCAACATTTAAGGCATCTTATTTTGGGGTAAATATTTTCAAACAGCAAATAATTTTACAAGATATGAATTTAAAATAATTAAATAGGTATGAAAAGAATTTTTAACTATAAGACAATGTCTTACTCATATCCAGATGGAAGTGGTGTGCAAACTGTTGAACTTTTAATAAGGAAAAATTTATTAATAGAAAAAGTAATATACGATGGTTTAGAAGGAAAAAGAAATTATGAAAAAGAAAAAATTGAAGTAGATAAATGGTTTGATGATTATAAAAAATTAAGCTTAATTAACTAAACATTATAAATATTATGGGTATAACAAAACAAGAAGTTTTAAACAATTTAGAACAGGTAAAAAGTTTTGTTCAAGAAATTGAAGAAAACAAAACTGAGAAGAAGAAAATTAAAATACAGATTAAGAACCGTTTTACAGGAAGTATGCTTTTTGAAAGTGAAAAAGAAACTATCAAGGAGGCAGTGATTGAGGCAAAAAATAGTGGAGCCGATTTGAGTGGAGCCAATTTGTATGGAGCCAATTTGTATGGAGCCAATTTGTATGAAGCCGATTTGTATGAAGCCGATTTGTATGAAGCCGATTTGAG